TTAGAGCAGATGAATCGTGCATGTGGATCCGGCGGCCACGCAGTCGCCGCCGTCAGGGCTCACTAGCGGCAAGGAAAGTCCGTCGAGATAGGTGGGCGTCACCAGATCGGCGACGACGCTCTTTGACCAGGAGTAGTACGGGATATTGTCATCGTACAGATCGACGGTGATGGCCATCTGGCCATCGGCACACTCCAGCCGCAGATAGACCGTCGGGTCGCGGAAACAAGTCAGCACGCCGAACCGCTCGCACACCCAAAGGCAGAGGCTGCCGTACGTGAGCGGAGAGTACGTGGCGTTATACGCGTCGCAGAAGACACAGTCGTTGTTCACAATGCCGGCGAGCGTGACCGCGAAATGCTTCGACGCCGGATCGGCGCCATCGGCAAAGCAGCCGCTCGGGCAACAGCAGCAGTCGGCCGGGCTGAGTGCCAGATTTCCCATGGTGCGCCTCACCCCGAGCTTGAGCAGTTGTCGACAGCCGTCACAAACCAATGACCATCGTGGAACGTGGCGACGACCAATGAACCACTCGTGAACTGTCGGCCTGAATCGAGCACGTCGTCGTACACCTCGACATTGAAGCCGCTATCGGTTCGGCCGTCGGGCGGACCGCACCAGATGGACAGCGTGGCGTGTCCCAGGTAGGTCAGCGCATCGTCGAGCTTGCCGCGCACCTGCGTGACCGGCTGTTGCCAGACGAGCGCGCGGCGCAATTCGCTGTCGCCGGTCTCTTGAGAGAGCAGCAAAAAGCCGGGCCGATCGGGGAAGAGCTTCCATTCGTCGGGCTTCGGTCCCCACGATTTTCCCGGGGTCGTGTCGCCGGAATCGAGCGCCGCCTCGACGAAGACGCCGCGCGTGCAGCAGCCGAACTTGTCGTCGGCCACGGGCGTGGCGCCGTTGATGAAATACTGGCGGTGGTAATCTTCGGCCGGCTTGTACATGTCGAGCACGTACTGCGAGTTGGTGATCGACGCACCGCCCGTCTCGCCATCGTGCAGGCAGGTCATTACGGCGAAGCCGGGAATCGTCTCGCCGCTGCGGTTATGAAAAGGAATCAGATCAGTCATTATCGAACTCGCTTCTGGGGACCGGTTGGCTTGGACGCCGCGCCAAGCTGCTCGAGAAACTTTCGCTCCTGAAAGCTGATCGTGTAGCGGCTGAAGTCGGTGTTGCGCGCCGCGCGGGTCGTCGCGCCGCCCAGGCCGACGCCGTACGTTACGCTGGCGGTTGCGCCGTCGACGTCGAGCGGCTTGAGGCCCGCGTACTGCATCGACTGTGGCTCACTGGTCTGATACTGCGCGTAGGCAGCGCTGAGGTAGTAGTCGATCTCCGGATGGATGTCATTCTGGTTGTCGCGCACGCCGCTGACCGCATAGCTGTCGTCGTACTGGGGCACAGTTTGGCGGGTAATCTCGTCATGACGCAGATACTTCGGCTGCGTGCCCAGTGCCTCACCGATGCTGCTCGGCTTGGACATTGAGCGTTCATAGCGCACCTGCGCGCCGGTGTCGCGAGCGCGGATCGTGCAGGCGGTGCGCAAGACGAGATCGGCCGGCTGACGACGATACGTGTTATCCGACGCGTCGAGTTCCCAACGGAAGACGGGCGAGGAGAATGTGACCACGCCAGACTGCAAATCGAACTGGAATTCGTCGGCGTAGAGCACCTGCCTGGCGTACTCCGATTCGTAATCGGTAATCGGCTTAAACACGTCGCTGGTGTTTTGATAGTCGTCCTGGGTCGAGCGATACCAGCGGCCGAAGATGGCCATTGGGCGATTTCGTTTGACAGCTTGGTCGTTGGCCGGATCGTCTTCGCTGAGCGTCTCGCACATTTGCGTTTCGAGCGTGATCTGCTCGAAATCGTCCAGCTCGCCGTCGAAGCCGGCAATGCCGTCGCTTACCATGCGGCGCTTGTCGATCTGGTAGCACCGGTAGATCATGCTCTCGGCCAGCTCGCGGTTGGCCTCGGGATCGGTGACTCCTTGGAAGAACGGAAACCCGGCGGTCGCAAAGCCGCCGTCGTCCCGGGATGCATCGGGGGCATACGACAACTCGTCGAGCGGCTTCCACGAGCCGTCACTCTCTTGCCCCACAGCGATCAAGGGAAAATCGTCCTGATAGCGCGTCGGCGCACAAGTGACGACGATCTCGTCGGGCGCTTCGGGCGGATCGAGTACGGCCGAGATCACCTGCGACGTTTCGTCGGCCACAAGCGGTGCGCCCTGACCTTTGGGAAAGATGCGGACACAATCGTCCAGACAAAGCCAGACGATGCAGCCGAGCGATTCGCACAAGTGGGCCAGTTCCTGCGCAGGATTGGCACGCACCCAATCGACCTCGGGCCGCGTGTCGTTGGGCAAACTGGAAACGTCGAAGCCCGACTCGCCCATTGCTTTGAGCAGCAGCGTGGCGAGCTCCTGTGGCTTCTTTTCTCGGCCCGGCACGATTGAGGCGTCATCGAGCCGCGTGTTGTACGCGCCGCTGATGCCGCCACACTCGCGCCATTTCCAGCGCCGGTCGAGGAGATGAAAGCGCACGAGCAAGCCACCCGCTGACCGCTCAAAGCTGGCGGAGTCGCCTTTCATCTCGTGAAACACCACGGACGCGCCGCCAAACGTCAGCTCCAGGTCGCCCGTCATCTGCGGATACTCGAGTTGCGGCACGAGCTCGAGCTCGGCGCTACCCGGCAAGATGCCGGGTGTGTGCGTGTAGACCGCCGAGCGAATCGCGCGGATTCCGGGGAATGTGGCCAGGCCTTGAGTCATGAGCGACGAACCTTTCGCGAGGGACGAGCGGCGATGTTCAGGTCACGGTGTACGTGCGGCTGTAGCCGGTGACTACCTTGACGTCGGCCAGCGTGCACTTGTCGGTGACGAATGCCGGCCGGGCGACGCCGAACGGATCGTAGATTTGCCCACCGGCCGCGAGCGCCACGGGGTTGGTGACGGTCTTCGTGGCCATGTCGCGCGAGAAATCGAGCTTGCCTCGGCCGCCGATGTTGCAGGTCGTCAAGGCGCTTGTGCTGTTGTAGTAGGCGGCGCCGCCGAAGAGGTTGAGCGTTGTGACGGCAGCGCTGCCCGCGACAGTGAGCGTGCCGTCGGTCTGATCGACCTGCGCCACGTTGGACCGGATCTCGACGTCGCCGCCCGACTTGGCGAGTGTGCCGTGGAACGTGACGCTGGGCCCGAACCGCACCTGGGCGTCGCTGGTGGCATTGGTGACGAAGCCGATGCTGGCGGTCGCTTCGGCCGTCTCGCCTGGCGCGATCGCCACACCAACCGAGCCTTTGAGCACTTCCAAGGTGTTGGCCGGATGCGCCCCGCGCCACGAGAGCGCTGGCACGTTGGCGCTCGTGGGCGTGCCGGTGTTGGAAACGACGACGTTCGTCTGCGCGAGTCCCGTGTCGAGGCGGATAAGCGACGAGCCGGCGCCTGGGCCGTAGCCGACGTTCACCAACATCGCCGAAAGCTGCAGCGACCGCTGGCGATACTCGTTATAAGCGCTCGAGCCCGAGCCGTTGGCGTCGGCCAGGCCGATCTGGCCGGTGAAGCTGGCGGCGATGTTCAACGTCGCCATGAGAAATGTGGAATAGACGCCGGTCGAGGCGCCGTCGATGCCGTAGAGGATCGAGACGTTGCTGTTCTCAATATAAATGTCGTCGCCCAGCACGGGCACGGCGCCGGTGTCCCAATTCGCGCCGACGTTCCAGAAGTTCGGCCCCGAGCAGGGCTTCGGCGTGGCCGCCGTCAACGTGCCACTGCCCGTGACCGTAGGAATGGCCGTGAACGGCTTGCCGGCCGTGTTGCCGGTGGCGGTGATTTGCGTGCTGTCGTCAGTCCAGGTGATTTCACGAAACTCAGGATATGTGCAGGCGGCTAGCGCCGCTTGCAATCCGGCCGTGATATCCGCCACGACCGTGGTCGCGGCGGTGAAGGTGACTTGCTTGCCGTTGATCGTGACGATGAACACATCGTTCACGGCCGGAGCGGCCGGCGTGAGCGTGGTGACCTGCTTGACCGCCGGCGCGTTTCCAATCCAACGAACGGTAGCCATATCGGATTCTCCTTGTGTCGGTGGCATGGCTTCCCGGCGCAGCCGGTAGCCATGACCTGTTGCAGGTTTGATAATGCATGGCTACCGGCTGCGCCGGGAAGCCATGCCACGCGTCTAACTTGGTCTCGGCGTCGGCACGGCCACCAGGGCCTGCGGCGCTTCGAAGTGATACTCCCAGGTGATCTCATAACGCTTGTCGACGGCGGCCGAGCCCGTGCCGACGCGCTCGGGCAACTTGCGGCTGATGCCGCCTTGATCCTGGTGCCAGTAGCCGGGCCAGATCGGCAAAGCTGGCAGCGGATAGCCGAAGTAGCCGACCGCTCGGCCCGACTGCACGACCTGGTACGTGGTGTACTGCTCCAGCGTCTGCCGTTGAGGCAAACCGTTAAGCGTGCCCAAATAGGTCCACCGTTCGCCGCCGCCAGAGAAGTTGAGCACCTCGTCCCACTCCAACAGTTCGACGCTCGGATCGGTATTCACGAAGTCGGCCTCCAGCTCGATCGTGTAGGCCGCAAACGTCGTGTAGTGCCCCAGTTCGTTGGGAAAGCTCGGCTTGCGCGTGACGCGCACGCCGCCCAGCGTGTTGGCGCTGGTCAATTGATAGGCCGACGGCGTGACGCCATCGGGCAGGTAGAGCACGGCATCCTGGCCTTGTTTGTCGTAAGCCGCTACCAACGCGATGATCGCTGTCCGCAGGCTCGCCTGGTCGTCGGCGTGCAGTCGGCCCTGGATGCTCCAACGCTCGCGCGTGCCGATATCGACTCCCGAGGGCGACCAGAGCGTCTCCCGACTGACCGACAACGCCGCTTCATCCAAAGCATGTCTATAAGAGCCATAAGAAAGTTGCATACCTAAATCCCTGATTTCGAATACGGTCTCACGCAAAGGCGCTAAGGCGCAAAGGAAGAGGAGTGGCAAAATCATGGAGAACAGAATCATGAATTTGCTTTTATGATTTTGTTCAACATGATTCTGCCTTTCTTAGCGCCTCTGCGCCTTTGCGTGAGATCCTCCTGCAAATTGGTTACGGTGTTGAGTCGAGGGTCACGACGAGTTCCTTTGTTCCCCCGGACATGCGGGCGATGCCGCTGAGGACGAGCGGGATTTCCTGTCGGCCGTTGATGCTCGGTCCACGCGCAGGTACTTGGAGCGCGGCGAAGGCAAACGAGAGTGAATAGCCGCCGTTGGTGAGCGTGAGCGTGGCGGCCGAGCCGGCCACGGCCTGGTTGTAGAGGTCGGTTTCGGTGGCCGTGAAGGGATTCGTGCAATCGAACGACACGACGCGGTCGCGCGGCGTGATGCGCGTGGCGGTGACCGAGTTGTAGAACGCCGTGTCGAGCGAGTTGTCGATCGTGACGGTCCACTGCTTCACGTCGCGGGCCGCGCCAACGAGCGAGAGCACCGAGTCGCTGAACATGAATGGCGCTGTGTTCGAGTAGGTGACGCCGGGGAACGAGCCGGCATTGGCTTCGCTCTCGCTCTTGCCGACCAGATCGAGCGTGAGCTTCATCGCCTGCCCTTCGGCGCCATGGAACGTAGCTTTGTTCACCTGCACACCGGCATAGGTGTAGACTTTGGCCACCTTGTCGATCGTCACGTAGCGATCCACGAGCGAATCGGCCAATGCGTAAGTCGTGCCGCTGGCCGCCGCGCCCAGCACCCACGGTAGTAAGAGCGCTAGATCCTCGGGGCTGGGCGTAAGCTCGATTGTCCCCTGGATCGTGTAGTTTCCCGCCCGCGTTCGCTCCGATCGGTGCGAGCGGCTGCCGCGCAGGCCGCTGGAGTCGATGATCGTGGCGTTCTTGGTCAACGACGCCGAGTCGAACTCGAACCCTTTCGCGACTGGGTTGGCGCTATCGATCCCCAAGCTGCTGGCAAAGCCTTGACTGGAAACGGCCATTGGTTTTTGCTCCTGACAAAGTGATGGTTAGCATTAAGTTCCACGTGGCTCGCGGCTCATGAACCGCAGTGTGAGCGTCGACTGATCGACGCCCTTGTCGAACGCCTCGGGCAGATAGATATGATGTGGCTCGACGACGCAGGTCATGATCTCTTCCACGTCTGTTAGCCGCTGATTGCGAAATGCTCGGGCAATCCGCTGGCGCCAGATGAGCATCCGGCCGAGGTTCGTTTGCAGGTCCTGGTTGCCGCGGTCAACGATGCTCACCTGCACCGGGTAGCCGACGTCGTCGCGAAGGTTCGTGCCGCGCCAGTGATCCATCGTCTCGCGCTCCAGCGGCGAAAGGATGATGCCGGGGAACGGCAACTCGCCTTGCGTGAACTCGCGCGACCAGGGGAGCTTGCGGACCACGACGCTCGCATCATCGATGCCCGACAGCGCCAGCGAGCGAATCACTGACTGCGCCGCCAGCAAGCAGCGCTCGTGCACGCTCATCTCCGGAGTCGCGGTGCTGACAAATGGCGGTGTCAAGGTTGGTGTTTCCAGTAGTTCGAGCATGGTTCGTCGATTCCGTGGCATGGCTTCCCGGCACAGCCGGTAGCAATGTCATCTGTGTGAGCCTCTAAGTTCATGGCTACCGGCTGCGCCGGGAAGCCATGCCACATGTCCTGATTGCTGACCGCTTCCTTATGCTGCGCCCTGCGTCTGCGTCGTGCCGTCGTCGCTAACGGTTTGCGTGGTGATGACGGTGGTGCCGTTGTCGGCAAAGGTTTGCAGCTCCGTGCTGGTGCGCGTGGCTTTGGCGAAGAAGCGTCGCCAGGTTTGCACGACCATTTCGCGGAAATTGCTCGCAGCGCCGGCAGGCGCGGTGGTCGAGACCGTGTCGAGGCCGTCGCTCGCGAGCTTGAACCCGGTCTTGTCGTTGACGTCGACCTTGCCGGCCGTGACCGTGATCGTCGAGCCGATTCGGCCCAAGAGCGTCGTCGTGCCTGGCGTGTCGCCACCCGCATAGACCGAGCGTGTGCTGACGTCGGCGTCGAGGTGGTCGAGCCGCGCGGCGCGGGCGTCGGTCCAAGTGGCATTGCTCAGCGCCGTGCTGCTCGGCGCTCGAGATGTGATCGTGGCGTCAAGATTCGCGAGCTTCGTGCTATTGGCGTCCATCTCCTGGCGCACTTGTGCGGCGGTTGGGCCGGCCGCGGCATCGTTCAAGTCGCCAATCCGTTTGCTATCGAGCACGAAGCTTCCCAGCACGGCCTTCGTAGCCACGCCAGCGATCGACGCGGCGATGCGCACCGCCAGCTTGTCGCCGCGGCTGTATCCGCTGGGGATGGCGCCGCTTACCTTGTAGTAGCCGGTGCTGACGTTGGTGACGGTGAGCGTGACGGAGCCATCGTCGGCGCCGTTGTGGACCATCCTGGCGCTTGGGAGCGAATCGGCGTTCTGGCTCGCGCCATCTGCGCCCTCGGTCGTGAAGAAGTCGATGTACGTGTCGCCCGGTTTGTAAGTCATAGTGCTAACCGTTAGTGCTAAGTGATGAGTGGAAGACTCCGAGTCCGGCACTTATCACTTATCATTTATCACTCATCATTGGCCGCCGAATACGTTTGGAGCCGATTGTGGGAATCGATATCGGTGCGCCGGTCTGCAACGTGCTCACGCTCGCGGACAGGGGCTTGCCGAGTGTTTCGCCGCTGAGTTGAATTGGCGACGGCCCCCGGTAGCCTGCGCTGTTCCAAGTGACGACATACTGCACGCCGGCCGTACCGGAAACCGATACGATGCCGCCACCCCACATCGCGTTCATCTCGTCGGTGAAGTTGCCGGCCGGATCGTCGTTCCATGGCATGTTTGTCGTGACATAGGAGCCATTGGTCAGGGTGAAGGTCCCAAAGTCGGTCCCGGTCGGGAGTGTGATCGTTACGACAGCCGCGACGCCGTCGCCGTTGCTCGTCGCGCGCGGGCTGCCGTCGGTGCCGTTGGCCGTGATCGCTGGAGCACTCGACCAAGGGCCCAGGTCGAGCCAGGTGAGCGTCCAGGGGCCGGGATAGCCGCTGGCCGACGCGACGGCAACCTTGCCTGTACCCCAGATGCCATCGCAGGCGGATTGAATATCGCTATTCTGCGGTTGGCTTGTTCCATCGTTGACGGTGATCGCTGTGCCGTTCAGAGAGAAACTGTTGATGGTTGCGCTGCCCAAGTCGAGCGTGTAGGTGCCCGCGTTCCCAGCAGGGCTAAGCACGATGGTCGGATCGCCGGCGGACTGCTTGAGATTTGCCGTATCGATCGACAGCGCCGGCACGTTCGTGTTCGCCAGCGCGCTGGTGTACTCCACGCTCACCTGGGTGCTCGATAGATCGACGACCAGCACGTTGCCCGCGCCGACGTTCGCCAGCGCCGAGAGGTAGCTGATGATGTCGTCGCCAGCCGAGCCGGTGGCGGGGCGATCCCAGTTGATCGGTCCCGCCGTCGCGCCACCCAAGTAGGGATTGGTGAGCATGTAGTCGCCGGCGTAGCGTGAGCCGGCGAACGTGATGAGATACTTAGCGTTGGACATGTCTTTTTCGTTCTTGGTTCGTTGTTCTTGGTTCTTCGTTGCGTTAGCGCTGGGCGATGCAGATGGCCGACCAGCGGCTGGCGAGCGTGCTTAAAGCCACGCTCACGATGCGCCAACTCTGGCCGGCTGGGTCGGTGATCGTGTCTCCTGGCCGAGGTTCCGCATCGCCTAATTGCGCGGTGGGCAGGCTGAACATGCGAAACGTGGACTCGAGCCCTAGCGCGTCTTGCATCGTCTGGACCGCTTCCTTTCGCAGCGCCCCCACGCTCACGTTGGCAACGCTGCTGGCTGTGCCGCTGTGCGTGAACGTGACGCTCACTGTGCCGTCGAAAGTGCTTGAATCGAGAGCGATGGATTCGGCCAGTGTCATGGCGTGCCTCCTTGGCTTTGGACTTCGAATGGCTCGGCCGCGGCGATCAGGGCATTGAGCTTGTCGAGCTGTGCAATGTAGCTGTCGAACAGACTCTGCCACGACACCGATTGACCGTCGATCGAGTACGTCGGTTTCGGCTGGGCCGTGATCGCGGCCAGGTTCGCCGCGATCTGATCGCGAGCGGTGGTCAGGTTTTCGAGGTAAGTGGGCATGGGGAAAGAGGTCGGAAGTCGGAGGTCGGAAAGAAAGGATGAAGGATGAAGGATGAAGGATGAGGAAGAGCGAACACGCGAAGTCGGAAGTCAGTCGTCAGAGGTCGAGCATGGGTTCTGATCTCCGCTCTCCGACCTCCGACCTCGCTTTTGCTTCTCTTTACACTCCACCCTTCACTCTTCACCCTCCACTCGCATCACGAGCCGGTGTTCTTCACCACATAGCGTGGGTTAAGCACCGCGGCGGCGCCGCGCTCGCTGGCTTTGAAGCGGACGACGATGTCGTTGGTGAACTCGGCCTCGCTGCCCAGCGGCGACTGCGTGACCGTGATGGGCCAGTTCTCCATGTAGGCGAAGGCCCGCTTGAAGTCGCCCATGAACCACCACTGCTTGGCGCTGTCAGCCGCCACGCCCGAGGCGATGATCCGTCGGTAGGCGAGCCGGCTTTCTTCGACGCGGTAGTTGCCCAATGGGTTCGTGGCCACGGTTGTCGTGCTGCCCGTCGTGTAGCGGACTTCCGGAGCGAAGAAGACCCGGTTGGCCGCGTGGCGATAGGCGGGCATCACCAGGATGGTGTTGGCTTGCACGAGCACCGGCTCGCCCGTGTTGGGATCGACGATGTTGGCGAAGAGCTGCTCGGCCTTGTCGACGTTGGTCCAATCGACCAGTTCGTTGCCCGTCTGCGCATTCACCCACGGCGCCGAGCTTTGATAAGTGTCGTAGGCCGTGCCCATCCACTTATAGTTGTTCGTTGCGCCGATCACGAGATCGATGAGCCGCTTCTCCTTGTTGAGACCGAGCGTCTCGCCCACCTCGGCGGCCCGGCTGAGCACGAGGTAGGTGCGATCGAAGAAGATTGCCTCTTTGGTCACGGGCACAATGAACCCGCGTTTGGTCGTCGAGGGCGTCTCGATGTAATCCTCGCCGAAGCCGAGGCTGGGGAATGGCATGCCGGGCCGCACTTCGTCGATGTCGTCTGCGATCCGCCCCACGCCGGGAATCTTTTCGCCGTCGAGGCGCGTGGGAATCGTGTCGACCAGCTTCGAAACGACGAACGCTTCCTGCGTGTAGGCTTCCATGATCTTCGAGTAGATCACTTGGCCGGTAACATTGAGGAAGGCCGTCACGTCGACGCCGTCGCCGGCTTCGAGCAAGCTGGTGCCGCCGCCCGAGCGCGGGTCGAGCGAGCGGACCCATTCATGGCCGCCGGGCACCAGCCCCTCGGCCAGGTCGCGGAGGCTGAAATCCTCCGGCTTAAGCTGGCCGTCACGAAGCGCTTCCGTGAGGTGCTTGGTGACCTGAGCCGGCCCGTCGAGTTCATAACGACGCTTGAGTTCACGATACTTAATGGCAGTCATGGATTAAGTCCTTGGTTTGCAGGATGGATGATTTGGTTTCGAGCACTTGTGGCATGGCTTCCCGGCGCAGCCGGTAGCCATGTAGGTCGGTCTTTGCGAACATGCCTACCGGCTGCGCCGGGAAGGCATGCCACAGATCGACTACGCCATCGGTTGCGGGCCGCCGTAGAGCACGGTGCTTGTGACGTCGACCAATACCTTGGTGCCGGACGGGTTCAAACGCCGCGCGACGCGGCCAATCGCCAGTTGCTCGCCAGCCACGGTCGCGACTGTCTGATTCTCCAGCAGGTTGCCGGTCTGCTTGGCGGGGCCGACCAGCGTGCCGAGTTCGAAAGTGGAGGAGGCGCACTCGAACTCGAACACGCCGGTCGTGGCGACGCGGATGGGATCGGTGTCGCCGGCCCGCGAGCGCTGCATGGCCACACCCAAGTAGTTGTCGTGGAACTCCTCCTGGGTCGTCGCCAGGTTGGTGTTCCAGGTGTGGGCTCCGGCCGACGTGACGTTGCCCGAGCCATCCATCTCCACGAGGTCGCCGATCTCGATCACCGCGGCCGAAGCGACTGCCTTGGTGATCACCGGGCTCGTATCGCCATACCGCCAACGCATCGTGTCAGACATGTCTGTTGCTCCCTGAGATAGAATGGTTGAAGTTGCCGGGTTTCTGATCAGAGGTTCACGTGATCGCGCGGACGAACGCGCGGGTGTCGAGCTGTCCCGATTGGCCCTCGTCGACCAACTGCTGGTCACGCGCCAACGGCTGGCTCGTGGCGGAGCTGGACCGGATCGAGCGAACGAGTTGTGCCCGTTCGACGATGAGCGCGCGCATGGCCGCTTCGTCGGGGCTGGCCAGCAGCGCTTCGAGGAAGGCGTCGCTCACAATTGAGCGGGCCCAGGCGTGGCCCGAGTCGGGATCGGGCAACTTGTATTCGGCCAGCAACTGCCGCACGAGCTGACGTTTGCCGCGCAGTGATTCGGCGGACCGCAATTGATCGAGCTCGCCTTTCAAACGGGCGAGTTGCGATTGGGTTGCGGCGTCGATGAGGCCCGTCAGATCGGGCCGCGCGCTGCGCAGGTCGTCGAACGTGACTTCCGCCAGCCACTGGCGGCGGAACTCTTCGAGCAGTGTGGCCGGTAGCGACGAGCCGCCGCTGGCCGACTCGAAGAGCCCTTGCGTGGTGGCCGGATCGGCCACGAGATCGACGCTCTGCACGCGGGTGATCGCTTCGACGATCGTCGACTCGCCGCGGCGCGCGACGCGAGCTTGCACGTTGTGCGAAAAGCCGACGTTTTCCGGGGCGTGCTCGGCGTCCCAGGCTAATTGTTCGGCCAAGGCGTGCTTCGGATTGAAGCGGAAGTCGCCGAACAGGCCTTCGCCTGGGCGAAACGCCACGTTCCGCATGACGCCCATGCGATCCTGGTAATCGCGCGGCGATTGTGGGTGGCCCTTGGGATGATTGACGTTCACCTTGGCGCCCTCATAGAGCGCAACCGAGCCGGCGAGCGCCTCGGGGAGATACGTCCGCCCGTTGCGCGACTCGAGGCCCAGAATCTTCACGCCGCGCACGATGCCGTCCGTGCGATCGACTCGCACGCCAACGCCTCGCGAGTCGCAGAATTCCCACAACGTTTCGTCCATCGTCGCTCCTTTCCTGCTGCGCGCGAGCGCAACAAAAAAGCCCACGCGCGGACCCGTGCAGGGTTCGCGGTGGGCTCGTCTGGATACCTGCCCGCTTAGGGCAAGCTCTTCCGATACCGGGTTGTCGTTTCTATCTAAGGCAGGCTTTCAACCTGCCGTGTAATTGTTCGCTAGCTCACTTCTCAATTTGCTCGAGCTTGCGGCGGATGTGCTGAATCGTGCCGTCTTGCACGGCCAATTCGATCGTCGCCGTGCCGAAGAAGCCACGTCGCAGGCTGTCGGCCAGCAGTTCGCTGAGGACGCGTTCCACCTGGGCGAGCTTCGTTTGATTCAGCGTCGAACCATGTGCAGTAACCAT